CTGCTGACCGCCGCCGCGAACGCCTTCAACCCGATGGCGCTGCAGACCGGAGCGGACGTCACCGAGGGGTACGTCGGGAACTGGCAGTTCGGCCTGCCGCACCTGACCGACGGCAACATCCCGAGCAACCTCGGCGCGGGCACCAACGAGTCTCGCGTCATCACTGCCCGGACCTCGGACCTGTACCTGTGGGAGGGCGCGATGCGCACCCGCGTGCTGTCCGAGGTGCTGTCCAACACGCTGCAGGTTCGGCTGCAGGTCTACAACTACGCCGCGTTCATGGCTGACCGGCGTCCGGAGGCCATCTCGGTCGTCAGTGGCACCGGGCTGATCCCGGCTGCCGGCTTCTGACCTCTGCTTCGCCTGGCCCGGGTTGCCTCGGCGGCCCGGGCCGGGCGGCAGGGGCGCGGTCGCACATCGAGCATCACGAGGGAGAAGACATGGCGCACGACAAGCTCGCCGAACTGCAGGGGTACCGCAACGAGCGGGCCGGGCTGCGCGAGGACGCGAAGCCGGGCCGTATCGATGCGGTCGACGCCGAGATCTCGCGCGTGGAGGGTGATCTCAGTGGTGAGGCCGCTGGGCTGCGGCGGGCCGAGGC